TGGGTTACTTCTACCAAGAGAGCTTGTATTTTAGCCCTGTTCTTAAGAAAGAAGCTATCAGAGGTTTTGGCGTATTCTAGGAGTAGGTCTGCTTTATCTCGTAGTTTCTGACTAATTATTAGATTCTTATTTGGGTTCGTTGACATCTTAATTCTCCTTTACTATCTTAGACATTGTACCCCACGAGTCTCCTACCTTTATATCTACTGGTATCCGCAGGGTGCGACCGTGAATTATAACTGGGTTATCCATTGCCGCAAGAACTTCTGCTCGAATATCCGTTCGTCCTATCCGGTACTGTCCTAGCACTGAATCGTGAATTTGGGCTTTTATTCGGAGGTTTCCCTTATGCTTTTTAACAAGCCCCCAAACCTTCCATAGGCCGATATTAAGGATAGATACTGATAAGTTCTGGGGTGCGTGTGCAACGGCAGAATTGAACGCTTGGTGGCTCTTTTCTACGTTACCAAAGAAGTGCCGCACGTGCCCCAATGGACTCCGTAATTTGTGCGTGGAGATAATTTCATTCCTTACTTCCTGATACCATAACCTCACTCGATAGAATGGAACATGGTAGGAGTCCAGCAAGGTCTGCGCGAATTGCTTCAAGGTAAGATAGCCATGCTTAGGCTTTGCCTCCAGTGAGATATTAGCTGATAGGTGCGCGGAGGCATCTATAAGATTCTGCGCTCCAGCATTCTCTACGAAGGTAGCTGCTCCCATCATGTAGTTTGTACCATGCACAATCTTCTTTAGAATCTTGTTACGGAATTCCTTACTCACCATGTTATATGGTATGCCAAAGAAGAGAGTCCCTAGAGAAGTGTAGAAGTCTTTATCAGGGTCTTCCAGAGCGGCTATAAGTTTTAGGTCTTGAGCTAGATAGGCGGTGCATCGAGCCTCACTCTGCGAGTTATCTATCTCGAAGCCCTCGAAGCCCTCTTCCATTATCAGCATACTCTTGGCATAAGATGGAATATTCTGCACTTGTGTGCCACACCAGAAGGAAGAGGAGGAACAGGCCATTCTTCCAGTCTCTGTACCAAAAGGATTAAGACTCCATAGCAACCTACCACCTTTCCTTAGGAAGTCCATGTAAGTGGAGATAGCTTTCCTAGCTTCCCTATACTCTGTGATTGAATCAGTTACTCTCAAGAGGATAGGATGCTGGGAGCCTACGGCGGCGAGGTTCTTAGCATCCGTACCCCGTGCCTTCCGTACCTTACCTCCTGCTGCTGTTCTCTTCATTCCTACATGGGGGTCTGCTGCTCCTAGTACATCATAGACATATGTTTGCACTTGCTTAGGGGAAGAGGGATTGAAGTTAGGGTCTGCAAGGATTACTCGCAGCTTTCCTAGGTTACTCTCCAATCTAGCTTCCTCCTCTCCTCGCAAGACTAGGCGCTTCTCCTCGGAGATAGCGAAGCCCTCAAAGTTACAATAGAGGGCTGGATACACTAGCTTGAACTGGCTCTGGTAATTCTTCTTTGCATAGGCAGGTAGATTCCATAGGTAATGGATTGCTAGGAGTGCAGTGGTGAATGTATCCTTTGCATTATAAGCCCAGTACCTGTTGATATCCTGTGCTTTGGATGCTAGGTTAGCCTCTGACTTCCACTGGCAATAGTCATAGAGGTGGATGGATGCTACATAGTCAAGGGTCTTGGGAAGCTCGGAGAACTCAGCGTGCATCAAAGCCATAGTATCCAAGACCCAATTATGAGGTTCTGCATTGTACACAATAGAGTGCGTGGCATCATACATACCATTGTGCATGGCCTTAGCCATAGGCAGCTTGTTCACCGCTTGCAGGAATTGGAGCGCCCTCTTATAGTCTGCATCCGTTTTCCAATGCTCTTCCATAAAGCTGATAAGAGGGAGTACATAAGTATGCAGGGTAAGATCAGCATATACAGCAGTCCAAGAGCAACAAGTGATGACAGTCTCACCAGCTTCGAGCGTCTCATTATCCTCAGGTAGTGTCTTGGTTTCGATGTCATAGGCTAGGAACTCTGCTTTCTTTAATTGCTCAAAGGCGTCGAAGAACATGCTTACTTCAGTAAGTACCTCAAAGGAGAACTCTCTTATAGGCCTATCTACTGAATGGAATTTGGCGAGGTCTTTCTCTAGTACCCATGTACCATAAGGAACTGTCTGCGTCTGGGCAAGGGAGTTACCTACTATACAAGGGACGGAGAAGTTCAACCTAGACCCCCTCCAATCATTTAGTGAAGGCTTAGAGCCTGGCACACAATTAGCTAGGGTATCTGGGTTGATAAGAAAGATAGCATCGCATCCCGCAGTTTGTGCCTTAGCTACCAACTCTCCCAATGATAGGGTGGAGCTAGTAGCTATAGCCTGAAGTCCAGCTTTCTTTAAAAAGTACTGAAGAACTGGTAAGTAGTTCTGCTCTGTTTTATTGTAATTCACTAGGACTCTCATACTTCTTACCTCTCTTCTTTCTTAGGATAGGATGGTGTCTAGGGTTAGCTTCTTCACAGGCTTAAGGCATTTGTGAACCTCGCCGGTTTTGATAGAGTATAGCACCCACCCTCCATCCTTTTCTTGCTCCCAAGTTAGATTATCTTTACCACAGAACTTGCAGGTAGTCTCCGAGGGTTCTTCGAGGTCATCTATATCTTGGTAGCAATTGTCGTAGTAGGGCATTGCTTTTCCTCCTCTTGATGTTCAGGGCAGACTGCGTGGTCTGATGTAGAGACTCTTATCCTTCCGCATATAGGGCACTTGGTTAGTATATCCTCCTGATAGTACGGAGACTTGTGCCTGCGTTGGGAGTATAGGGGGTCATCTAGGAAAGACATAGGGCACTCCCTATTAAGGAAGCCACTGCGATTGCTAGGGCTGCGCTCATTGCTAGAATAGATAAGACGAACCCATACTCTCTCCATAGCTGTCTCAAGGCTCTCTTAATTCTATAGATGTTCATTCTGTTTCTCTCTCTTTCTTTCGTGGTTGATAAGTATCTATTACACAACCCCCTACGTGCTAACCTAAAATATAAGGGGTTGGTTACTAGGTACTTCTGTTGGGTACTTCTGTTGGGTTAGGCCTTCTGCTGAACGACGCGAATTTGCACGTTCTCGTATTCGCCACCAGCCGGATTAGGAGACTTCTTGATAGTAAGGCGCGCATCAAAGGTAGCACCCTTGACACTGCCCATCATATCCCCAAGTGATACACCAATCAGGTCAGAGGCTGCCATGATACCTTTAATACGAGCTTTGAAGTAGCCAAGACCTTGTTCAGTAGCCATGAAGGTTTCCGTAAACATCGTCCCATTAGGGACAGGAGAGCCACCATCTGCCACGCTCTTGGTTTCTTCTACTGTATAGGTAATCTTCAGACGCTGAGCTTCGCCACCAGCCTTAGGCTTGTAAGTCTCAATCTTGCAGTCCTTTACGCCTAGAGTGTATTCACCAGCCGGAGGATTGCTGTAGTCAGGAGCATCTGGCACGTTATCCAGTGTATCTTCCACCATTGCGTTGAGGTCTAGGAGAGTGCGTTCTTGTGTAGTCATGATATTTCCTTTGGTTAAGTTAAGTTACTATTGATACTACTTACTAGGGGCTAGGATGCCCCCTTCTACAAGGATAGACCGCATTGATAGTTCTTTGGAAGCCTCTATCTTTGCGTTTACCCGTGAGCCTGTTGTTACTTCTGCCTTGTACGTAGAAGACGAACCAGCGGCGTGCTTGCCCATCTTAATCTCTGTGTATATAACAGTACCAAAGTACTTAGCTACCTTCTGGCAGAAAGCTCTAGTGCCTATCAAGGGGTAGAACTTATCTCTCTTTACCCCATTATACTCTTCCTCGATAGGGATTACATGGGTGATAACTACGAAGTTAGTATTGTGAGCTGCTTGAATGATAGAGCAGATGTCTCCTAGCCACTGCACTTGTAGCCCATACTCATCCCAGCCTGGCTTAGCCTCCACTGACTTACCTGCCATTGCCATTGCTAGTGCTGAATCCCCTAGCTGTGAGCCAGAGTCAATGACAATCAAGTCCTCATGTGTAAGAGAGGATAAGAGGAAGTCTACGAAGGTAGCTTCTGGGCTTTTAGCGCACTCAGCGCAGGCAATCTTACCATGAATATCACAGATTCTAATAGGAGCTTTAGAAGAGAATGCCTTGAGGATAGTCTCGCATCCCCGAGGCAGCGCCCTTGTATCTGGGATACTGATTAAGGTAATCTTTCGTAGCTCTTCTTGAGTAAGCCCCATGTGTAGGAGTGTCTCTGCTCCATTCTCTAAGTCGAACCAGACTATCTTCTTTAGTTCGGGGATACGAGCAGCAGTAGCTACAAGAAGTGTCTTACCTGTTTTGGGCTGCCCGTATAGAAGGATGGAATGATTAGGTCTTTTGGCTGATACTCTATTTGCAAGGTCGGCGAGGTTCATGCTTTTTCCTTAGAGTGTTTGTTCTACAAGCTGTGCGTAACCTGCGATATCATGCCAGTTGTCCGCATAGAAGGGATCTCCATTCAGAATCCTGCCCATCTTACTAGCCTGTACTTCCAGACTCTCTTTCATAGCAGGGGTAAGGGAGTCCCAGTTTGGGGAGTCCTTCATAGCATCCTTGAGATTCTGTGCAATACGTGCCACTTCCGCAAAGTCTCCGTATCTTTTCCCCCGCTCCTTAAGTGTAGCGGATACTTGATTCCTACTGCGTCTAGCTTGTGTCATTATATTACTCCTCTTCTTCTGTGGTTGTGGTACTCTGGTCAACTGGCTGGAACCTCGGCAGTCCTGAGGGTAGCAATGCTACAAACCATAGCTTAGGTGCTACCCGTAGTTGAGTTGAGGCTGCATATCTGTATAGTACAAGTCCATTCCTAGGTGTTCCATTCTCTAGTGCCATTCGCACGTCAAGGTCTAGGATTTCTATTGTCTTGCCGGTAGTAGAAGAGCGATACTTCCCTTTTGTCAGCAAGGAAGTGGAGTGTATCCTACCCTGTAATGCATCTCTTGCTGATGAGAGGCCTCTTTTAGCTACTGCGTTTGTGCGAGTCATAATCCTAGCTCCTATGAATGTGAGATTCAATCAACTGTGGAAGAGAGTACCTAAACTGGTATTCTATCTGGTCATCCTCTGCCGTCGTTTCCTTATATCTATCCAAGGTTTGTAGGGTGCAGGTTCCGAAGTGCTTACAGGGACGCATATACTGTAGGCAATTCTTACCCCTTAAAGGAAAGACACCTAGTTCTAGCATCTGCTCTAACCTACCTGTATCCATGCCCAAAGAGATAAACCAGTTGAGCCTATCTTGCAGGGTTTTAGGGTATGTCTTTACATGCACAGTAGGTGAAAATTTCGAGGTTTCGCTTCTTGTCCCTATCTGTCCTACTAGATAGATAACATCGTATTCTGAATGCTCCTCCCCTGCTATCTGATCTAGGACAATAGAGTAACCTAATGCTTGTCCTGAGTTCTTATATAGAGGGTCGATGTCATGCAATGATAGCCCTGTTGTCTTGTTCTCAAGGATAGCATAACGCCCACTCCAGCGATTCTTTAGAACAAGGTCGATATAGCCTACGAAATAAATCGCGTGGTCTGGCTGTGAACCTAGGTCATCTATTCTGAAGCTCAGCTCAACTGCCGGCTTACCCTGAAAGAAAGCTACCTCCCAATCTAGTAGAAGGTCATCCAGTTTAGGAAAGGTTACTAGGAGAAGATTCAATAAAATCTCTTCTGTGCGCTTATCATCCTCGAGGATAGGCCAGTATGCTTTCCATGCTGCTGCTAGTGCAAGGTCAGGCTCTTGGGTGAGAAGGTAAGTAGATACCCCCTCACCGAATGCCTTACCAAAGACAGTAGCTGGATAGTCGCGCTTCTCTTGCTCCCCCTCCAAGAGTCTATCTAGCTGGAACATTCGCTCACAAGTAAGGAAAGTCTCTAGGGCTGAGTGGCTTAGTCGAATGTGCATGGGTCTATTAACCTCGTGTCCAGTATCCGCTTCTTAATAATAGCGTATTCTGTGTTTATAATATAAGCCTGCTCCTTCAAGGCGTCAATTGCTCCATATATAGGATAGTTCTGCGCCATTCTAGGATACTGGCGTATCATTGCATTAAGTAATTCAGCTGTACGGAGCAGCTGCCCTACCTTATTCCACCTAACTTGGTTTAGTCGTTGCAGTTCTGTAGTCATACTACTCCTCCCTCTGTAGAAAAGCTCCATCAAGTAGGTGATACGCTCTTAAGGGTACTCTGCGAATA